GCCACCCTTGTCATCGATCCCTCTGGGCCAGTGCACAATGGTTCCGTTGCGGGTGCCGCCCCAGTGCGAGGCCACCTGTTTGGTCCACTGATACGGCGTGTCCATGGCCCACGCCCAGCCCACCGCGTAATGGCCGTAGGAGTTTTCGCCGCCGAACTCGTCGAGCTTGGACGCAAGGAACTCCGGTGTCTCGAGGTCGGCCATGCCGTTGAAGTTGGCCATCTCGTTGAACGCGCCCTGCAGCGTGCCCTCCGCCGAAGCGCCGTTGTCGCCGACGATGACGTAGACGAGCGTGTCGTCCAGTACCGGTCCGAGCGCATCGATCAACCGGCCGACGTGATGATCGGTGTGCTCCAAGAACGCCGCATACACCTCCATCTCGCGCTCCAGCGCCGGCTTGAGCGCAGGATCCATCTCGTCCCACCCCGGGATCTCCTCGTGGCGCGGGGTGAGCACCGCATCAGGGGCGATGACACCGAGTTCCTTCTGCCGTTCGAAGGTGATTTCCCGCTGTTTGTCCCAGCCGTGCGCGAACTTGCCCTTGTACTTGTCGATCCACTCCTTCGGCACGTGGTGCGGGGCGTGGGTGGCGCCCGGCGCGAAGTACATGAAGAACGGCTTGTCAGGTAGCAGCGCCTTCTGTTGACGCACCCAGTTGATCGCCTTGTCGGCCAGATCCTCGGTCAGGTGGTACCCCTCAGCAGGGGTCTTCGGCGGCTCGATCGGGGTGGTGCCCTCATACAGGGCCGGGTCCCACTGATTGTTCTCCCCCCCGATGAAGCCGTAGAAGTACTCGAACCCGCCGCCGCCGCTCGGCCATGCGGTGAACGGGCCCGCGGGGCTGGTCTGCCAGACGGGTACCTCGTGGCACTTGCCGAACTGCGCGGTCGAATACCCGTTCAGCTTCAGCGTCAGGGCCAATGGCGCCTTCGTGTTCGGCAACACCGAGGTGTAGCCGGGCGCCGCGGTGGCGGTCTCGGTGATGTTCCCCATACCCACCGAATGGTGGTTGCGTCCGGTCAGTAGGGCTTGGCGCGTGGGCGAGCACAGCGCCGTGGTGTGCAGCCGGGTGTACTTGAGTCCACCTGCGGCGAGCTTCTCGAAGTTCGGTGTCTGACACGGGCCGCCGAATGCGCTGCTGGCGCCGAAGCCCACGTCATCGATCAGAATGACCAGCACGTTTGGCGCAGTCTTGGGCGGGCGGACGTCCCGGATCGGCGGATAGCTGGTGTCCGGATCCTTCGCGTCATAGGTAGTCGGACCGATGTGCGTCACATCAGGGATAGGCAGGATATCGCGCCTCACCTCGGGCTGATGCGGCGCCGATGAATCACCGGGCCGGGCATTGCCCTGCGCGGACGAAGTAGTCATAGAAAGGTCCTTATCTGGATAGGTCGGGGTTCATGACAGCGCCACGGACAATGGGTCGGAACCAAAGTCGAGTGGCCCCAGCTGAGGAAAACACGACTCGAGTAGAACCAGCGCAATGAATACTGTTGTGTCGCTTTAGGTTCGAACCTGGATAGGTGCGATCCTCGGTGCCGGAATCGAGGGTGCACAGCGCATACGTCGACGACTCGAATTGATTGCATGCCCCCTCCACCCGAGGACACGATTGCCGATTGGCGACATGTCGCGAGCATCAGTCGTTCGGCCCGACACCGCCAGAGTAGGTCGTCCCGCCCATCTACGGGGCCATTTGATGATCCGGCCCCACCGGTTCACGCGATGTTCCATCAATCGGTTCAGCAGATGCGCGCGCCTCGTGCCAGCACCTGCGGGCCGGTGTTCAGCGCTGGTCCTGATGGGCCCACGGCCTGATCGCACCCCGCTGCGTTGACCCACCGCCCGTCGAGGCGCAATCGCGTCGGCGCTATTCGCGCAACCACTCACGGATCCACCGATTGCAACCTGAAGCCCGGCGAGTTCTTCGTTTGCACGTGCCGCGAGAACGACATCAAGGGAGAAGCGTCATGACCATCACTCGCGGGCTGCCGGCAGTCCTCATCATCGCCGCCGGCGCGACGGTCACTCCGTGCGGGCCTCGTTGCCCCGACGAACGCCGACTTCCGGCACCACGACCTGCACCTGGGACAGCGCGTCTGGCCCGAGACCGCAACAGGCCCCCTCGAAAGGGGGCCTGATCAGCGTGGCAGGTGCAGGATTCGAACCTGCGTAGGCGTAAGCCGACGGATTTACAGTCCGTGCTTGTGGGCGTTTGCGACGGGCGACTAGCGCTTGACACGGCTTGTAAAGCTAAGTCTAGCTGCGATGATAGGGCTTGACGGGTCTTGTCGGCGCTTGGCCGATCTGCCAGAACTGCGGTACTTACTGCGGTATCCCCCTCAGGCTTTCGAAGCCGACTTCGGAGGACGGGCATCCACGAAGATCGAGACCATGCGGAAGCTGCCTTGCGCCGCGATTGACTTGCAGGTGTCTTCTACGACCTTAAGTCGTTCGTCGTCAAAATCTCTATCTCGGTACCCAACGCACAGGTATACGCCGAACGCTACGTTCTCGCCTTTCAGGTAGATCGGCAATTGAGTCGTAGCGCCGTGAAAGAACTGGTTGTTATCGATGTGCTTAACCTCGATGAGGCCTCGCATGCTCCAGCCCTGAGTGAATTTGAAGTCCACCGGACCCCGACCGGTTTCTGCTTCGCTTGTGATGTCGATGTTGCTCGCCTGGCAGTGCGCAACCCAGCCGTGTCGGCACGTCGCCTGGGTTATCTTCTCTTGCCGGTGGGTCTTGTATCCCGTGTTCCACAACACGCGCCAAAGCCCTTGGTCCTCGACGGCTGACTTAAACGTTGTTGCTAACGCGATAAGCCAGGATTCGAATTCTTCCTGGTTAGTCGGAGGCTGGGGTGCGGTAGTGGCGTTAGCAATTTGGCGCCCGGCTTCGGGCCATCCCACCAGACCATCGGGATCGCCGTCCACGTCGTAAGGGGACGGGTTGTTGATAGCGTTCCCGACATAACGATCTAGAATATCGGGAGCTTTACGCGCCAAATCACGACCCAACCGAGCTTTCTCCGTCCTGTTAAGTGACAGTGCCAAATCGTAATTCAGTTCGTAACGAAGAACTTCGTTCTCCTCGATAGTTGACCAGGTCCAGAAGTCATCGGCGGTCACGCGAGGAATATCCTTCAGGAACCGTTCGGGTGTAAGAAGGATAGCTCCGTGGAAGGCGGGACTTCGCGGAAGGGCCTTCGGTTTTGATTGCCAGCGGCAGTTCGCAGCAACCCAGGAGGAATGACGGATGTCCATACTTTCGACCGGAACATCTAATTCCCCGCACACGTCCTCTGTATAGCTAATGAATCGACTCTTCAAAATATTGCACACCATGTCGCTTATTCGGTCGACGCCGAGTCCCGGGGTAAGTATCGAAACCATGCCCAAGAGCCTGTCATCGGCATCTCGTTGCCACACCCGAAAGAGGTCCAAATTTCTGCAAATTTGCCTCGCCATATCAGGACCGATCCCCGATCCCTCCGGGTGTCCCATAGCGAGTCCTAGTGCGAATTCCTTCGGCTCGGGGCACTGCAGAAATCGCTCAGCCTTCTGCCAATGTCCTGAATCTGTCTGTCCGGAAGCGAGCTTCAACAAGTCGAGAGTTGCCTGAAAGAAGGTGAGAACCTCATCCCGAGCACCAACCCATCGATCGTCCTCGTCATCAAAGACTAGGAACGGGTCGACGTAGAGCGGTGTGTCCTGGTGCACATTGAGGTCAAACCAGTCCGCGTCTGCTGGGCGTTCGACGTTGAACTGTTCGGTGAACCGCATAGCTTATTGTCGCAACCAAACAGCTGGCAGATGTCGAGACACGCGGGATTCCCCGAGTAGCGACCTCCGGATGTGTCAGTGTCGCGTGCGAGACTGGGCACTATGGCAGTCAAGGTCACACTGAAGTCACGCGGAGTCGAGGAGTTCGATGACGAGAACGCTCAGTTCTTTGAGCGGAGCGACGGCTTTCTTGAGGTCAGCCAGGGCGACGAGATACTCAAGATCTTCTCAAAGGGCTGGTGGGTAGCTGTCGAGGGTAAACGGAAGCCGGATGATCTCTTTCACGGCTTGGCGTAGCCGGTCCGGAAGAGAAACCCCGCACGCCGCGAAACGTACGAGGCATCCTTGGTGCTGTGCTCCACTCCGACCGCACCCCCGGCCCGTTCTCAAGACCGGGTTTGCTTTTGATACACAGAACCCCACCGGCCCGCAGGTTAGAGAGGAACCTGTTCCGGTGGGGTCTGCGGATACATGCGACTAACCCCGTCTCTATACGTCCCGGCATCATGGAACCGGGACGCACTTGTGTTTGGCTGCGGTCCAATCTCCCAACAGTCCCGCAGCCCGCACACTGAGGCGGACTTTCAAGTTCCCCAGCGGCGTTGTTTTATTGCGCTCGAACGCGATACCGGTTTAGGACTGCCAATTCCGCCACCGTCCATCCGCTGAAACCATCACCGAAGGAAGCCGACTGCGGACCCTTCGTCAGGGCATACCGAATCTGTCCACCGTTGGCGTACAACCTCGCTGACGCGGTCAAGATTACTGCTGCCAGTTCAGTATTGGGTTCACCGTTGATGAAGCCCACACCGCGAGTATACGACCGAGCGAGGTTCGTGATGATCTCCAAAACCGTTGCTGCACGGTCCTTTAGCTTCTGCGACCAATTCATGTGCGCTAGGTTGCCCGAATACTGGCCTGAAGTTCGTGAATCTACGAGGTACAGAAGATCAGTTACGGTCGGTGCCATCGTTACGACGCGTCGTGTAGACGAACCACGCCAGCAGGATTCACGAAACCGAACCCGACACGGGCCGTCGCACGAACCTGCACGGCGTCGTAGTCGAATGCGCTCTCAGTGCTGGTCACAACGGTGGTTCCGGTCCTTTGCACGATGAAGCACTGCGACGAGTCCAGGCCCCAGGCGTTACCGGCTGGAACATCAGTCGACACCAGCACACGCACACCTGCGAGGGTCACGCCGTCGCCCACATTATCGAATAGACCCTTGTTCGAACCGGTGGCCTCCTTCGCCAGCGACAAGGCGAGTGCCACATCGGGGGCGAGGATGAACACGGTCAGGTTCGCACCGTCTGCGAGGGCAGCGGCCTTCGCCTCATGGAAGGCGTCCAGCGAATCAAGGGTGACGGTGCCAGTGTCGACCACGTTCACACCAGCGAGGGACAGCAGACCACTCGGGCCGTTAAGCGTCGTGTTCGAGAAAAACGCGCCGTCGATCTTCTTGCCGATGCTGCGGGCCAGCGAGTTACCGACCTGGTTCGCGACAGCCGGGTTCGTATCTGCCGCAGCCTCATTGGAGATCTGTGTCAGTCCCTTAACTGCCTTTGGGGTCACGACGATCTCGTCTGTATCGGGATCGGTGAGCGGAATCTGGGTGTTCTCAGGCAACCACGCGACAGCAGGATCCGCCAAAAAAACTGGGAACCTGATGCTTTCGGTGCTGATCTGCACGACGGTGCCAGCCTGGAATGCGATCGACTTATCCGCCAAAACCCGATCAACCAGTGCCCCGTAGGATTCCGGCGTCCAAGCCTGCTCTAGGTTGGCGTTCAATACGGCCATGGTGTTTCCTTACCTCTACTTATGATTTTACAGGATCAACGCTGGAACAACTGGCTGAAATCGGTAGGCACGGCAGCGTTTCCGTGCTCACCTGCTCCGACATTCCCGACCGGCTTGCGGGGCTTCTTCAAATGCGGCTTACGAGAGAGCAATTCATCGATCGCCGCGTTCAGCTTCTCCGGGTCGTCAAGGTGTTCCTCATTGAACTCAAGGTCCGTGGGGTCGGCCAGACGGCCTGTTGCCTTGACGAGTTCGGTGTGTAGGCGACGGGCGTACACATCACCCTTGTCGGGCTGCTCATCCGGTTCGTCATCGGTCTCGACCTCATCGACCTCATCGGTGTCCGTGTCGGTTTCCACCTCATCGGCGTCAACGGTTTCCTTTAGGTGCTTACCCACGGCGCTTACTCCTCACGGGCTTAGGTCGGGTATCGGTGACCACGATTCGCTGGACACAATTGCAATTCGGGTGCGTCGGCATGCGGTAGCTCTTGGGCCACACACGCCCGTTCTTCGCCCAATGTCCGCAGCGTTCGCAGTGCCCCGCTTCAAGCTGGCGAACCCACCCGATGTACTGGCGGGGACGGTCAGGCATCCGGGAGAGTGATTCGGTGACGGCTGACTGCGCAGCGGCGAACACCTCCGAGCGGGCAAGGCGTTCCAACCTCATCGGCACATCGGTGTCACCGATAGTGTCGACGGCTTCGGACAGCCGGTCAGACTCGTCGGTTGGCAGCACCCCGGCAGGGGTCACTACACGGTCGGTGAGGACTTCAACCTGCCTTGCGGTGTAGACATCAGCGATTGCCACCGCTACGGCTCGGGCCTGGTTGATCAGTGCCACGATGAACGCCTGATTGGTTTCGTTGACCACCTGCGTCGCGGTGTCAACCGCGAGCCGTTCCAGTGCGTTCTGGTAGTCGTCGGACACGGCCATTACTGGGCCTCTGCGCCCTCAGGGGGCACGTTCAACCGTGGTGTGGCTGGAACGGATACGGCGATGGCGTCCAGGGCCTCAGCGCGCTTAGCGGCCCTGATTCGCAGGATCTCGTCATCGGAGTAACCGAGACGGCGCAGAGCGTACGAATCCGGCAAGATATTGGCGGTCACCAGCTTCACCACGCTATCGGTGACCTGCGCTTCGCTCCTCGTATCTGCCGGTGCCCACGAAACGCGTAGTGGAATGTCAGCAGGGTCGGTGCCCGTGTCGATGGCGATCAATAGACGGCCCACAGCCTCAAGGGCACGCCCAAAGGCGAGTTGCTTCTGCTCACAACGGGCGGTCAACGCGGCCTCACTTGCCCTCAGGCCGTCAGCGGACGGAACCTGCGCAGCGGACAACGCGGAAAGGTAATGGCTGGGGAGGGAAGAAATTGCCTGGATTTGCGAGACAATGACCTTCACGGCGGATTCAAACGACGACAAATCCCCGCTATCGAGCTGTCCAAACTTAGTGTCAGCACTCTCCGCAATCATGGTCTGGATGGTGTTGACATCGTTAATCGGGCTGACCACGTCCACCACGGGTTCGCCGGCTCCGTCCAACACGGGGTTACCGTCGTCATCAAGTCGCGGCTTTTCCGTGAGTTCCAGTCCGGAAATCCAGCGCCTTGGCTTTCCTGCCGCTTCCGAAGCAATCATCATGTCTAGCAACAGCTTTGAGAGCGCGTCAATTAACGGGAGTAGATCAGCCACCTCGCTGCGACCGTTGTCAATCGGGATCAACGGCGGAATTCCGAGATCATGCTCGATGACTTCCCGCTTTACAAAGCCAGTGCGGGCACCCGGAGACGGCGCAACATAATATTCCACACGATCCGGCAGATAAACATAGACGTGAGTCTTCTTATCCTTGTCGAACTTCTTAATGCCCGCAATCACGGACCTATCAGACGGATCGCGAATCACCGCGCAATTCAATGGGGACTCGCACGTCGCGGTGGCCTTGCCGTTGTGCGCCCAGCACAGGATGAACGACTGGGAATATAGAAGACTGTCGAAAAATGCCTGACCGATCAATTGATCCAAGTCGTTAGCCACATAGAGGTTCCACGCTCGCGGATCGCTGAACCCCGAAACCCTCAGCCGCTCAACGATGCTGGACACAGCGAGACGGGCGATATTGACGCTCATCCGAGTCATGCGGTTACCCAACATCTTCCGGCTTTCCGGCGAGATGAACGCCAGCGGCTGCAGATTCTCCGCGTACGCCCGATACATCGCGTAAGCACCCTGAGGGCGGTCAAGCTCCAATAGAAGCTCATTAAGTAGTTCTGACACAATCACACTCCGATAACTCGGGCACGCTTCTTACGCCGGGTGCCCAACCACGATGAACGCGAATGGGCCATGACCAAACAGGCTGCTAAATCGACCTTTTGGGCGCTGCGCTTACGGCTCGTCTTGCCGATCTTCAACCCACCGTCCGGTGTCTCCACCACCGTCGCAGCCATCACATGCCGGGTCAGGGTCGCGTCCCCGCTGTGACTCATCTTCCCGTTGACAGCTGCCGAATACAGGTCAGTAGTCGCCTTAGTGACACGGGCCGGTGACCAGGGGAATTCACTCACAGTCACAACGTCGGACAACACTTGTCCGGTACGGTTCCAGCGAAACGGGTCGAGAACCAATTCCTGGACACGCCAACGCTTCACAGCAGCACGGATTTCGGCCTCAACCTCAAGGACATTCACGCGATAGCTAGGAGAGCCGTCCGACTCCCACACACGTAGCGGCATGAAATGCGGCTCAGGGCTCACAGTCGCCAACAACAGAGCGGTCGTATCCGCATTCGACCCGCCGAACGAACCATCCAGAGCCAACACAACCTCAGCACCGTCCGGGATGACTTCGCCGTTATCCAAGTCCCGCCACACATCAGCCGGAATAAACGGACTCTCATTCTCCGGGATGAACTGACAGAGCCTCGCACGCCGAAACGCGGCCTCAGTCGTCTTTGGCGGCAACAGAGCCACCATTGCCGACTCGGTCAGGAAATCGCCAAGAGCCGGGTTAGCGAGAGTCCAGCAGTGGCGACAATCAACCGGGTGGTCCTCAAACCCCACTGCTGCGAACTCACGCCACACAAACGTCTCATCGTCCGGGCGGTCCTGCCCGTACTGCCGCAGATCCGACAGAACCGAGTCATCCGACGCAGGCGGCGTTCCGATGCCCACCACCGTCGCGTTGTCCACCTTGCCCAGACCGAGCAATAAGGTCAGCCACGTCTCGCGGCCAATCACACCGATCTCATCTGCTACGGCGAGAGAGAAGTTGCCCAAGCCCTCAAGCCGCTTGGCCTCAGCCGGTAGGGCTGCGAAGGTGCTACGTCGACCCGGAACCTCAAGCCGGTCACGGAACACCAGGCAGCGAGAGGAAAGCTCAGGCGTCAACTGGACCATGGCGGCAGCCGTCTCAAACAACAGGTGCGCCTGCCGTTCGTCTACCGCGACACAGACAAGCTGATTGCCCTCAGGGCCGCAGAACAGTTCGTAGAGCATCCACGCGGCCATCAATGCCGTCTTGCCCGACCCACGCGGCAGCATGAAACCGGCGATACTCGGACGCGGGTCCGGGTCCATCACAGACGCCATCAGGTCCAGTTGCCACGGGCGTAGCCGTAGCGGGTTGCCGACACCCTTGCCCTTCGGCACACGCAAATACGTCTCGCAGAAGATTCTGAACCGTTGTGACGGGGTCTTCACCTCCTGCAAAGGCAAGGCAGAATAGTCCGCTTCGACCTTTGGCCCTCGCTTCACGATCTATCCTCAATTCATGGCAAATCTCGATGACCCAGAAGCTTTCGCTGAGATGCAGGACCAGTTCCTCCAAATGGGATATGAACTTGACCAGTCCGGCGAGCACTACGTGGTTGACCGCCCCGACACATCGACTTGGCATCGCCTCTTCCGAGACGCTAACCAACTGAACCGCTTCAAGGAGCAATTGGAACGGTCAACAACATGGCGGCTTGACCTAGAGTTCGGTCTCGTTCGGGTTGACCGCGAGACCGGCACAGTCGAACCGGACGATGGGAGCGAACCGTTCAGCCTCACGCACCCCCTGATCTCTGCGTGGTCAGGAAACAGCCCCGTCGGACAGGGCTACCGATACGCCGAAGACATCTACATCACGATGCCGGGGAACGAGAAGCCCCCGTTGGGCGGCGGTTGGCACAAATACGTCTAGTCAGCAAACGTTCTGGCGCACCCAGGAACTCTGCGCGTGCCATTAATTTCTCACTGCGCCTGGGGGGCCGGTGTCCAGGTCTGTGGTTACCGGCCCCTACCCCCGACCTGCGCTTTTGCGCGTCTAGCTAACGGGCTGTGACGCAACGGGAGTCAAAGTGCGAGATGCGTTTCCGCAGGTCAGAAGCTCAATGCCGTGCCGGGAGCGGCGATGGGATTCGCTGCGTTACAGACCAGAGGCGATGCGTAAGGCGGGGCGGCTAGCCAGCAAACTCAGTGCTGTAGCTCCTTCGCGTAGTACCGCTGAGTGCGTGCCTTGCATGCTGCGATGGCGGTGAGTACCTGCTCACGTTCCTCATCGGTGCACGTGTTGCCGCGACGCCCGTTGCATTCAGCGCATAGCACGCGACAGTTCTCGGGTGTAAAGATCAGCTCCGGGCGTTCGCTGGCTGGGATCACATGGTCAACAGTCAGCGTCGTGGTCTTGCCGCAGTTCTCACAGAACGGACTGAGCCTGCGCAGTCGCTTGGATAGGCGGTCCCATCGGGCGGTGTGCAGGTATGGGTGCGACCGGTTACTTCTGCGGTGATCCTTGATTCGATGTGCCTCGCAGCGTGATCCGTTCAGGACCAACTCGCCGCATGCGATGCAGGGGCGTGGGATGCCAACGGTCACGTGCCGAACTGCTCAATGATGGCGGATGAACCGCTGGGGATTCCCTGCACGGCGTTGACGATGATGGTCGCCACCTGTCGCAGTCGCGGCCCGGACAGCGTGTACGTGTGTAGTTCACCGTCGTCGTCCATGAGCGAGAGTACGAACCCGTTGCCATGCTTGAAAGCTGCGATTGCGTTCAGCCCGTGCGTGTCTGCAATATCGTCGCTCATGGAATCTCCTGTAGTTGTGCGAGCTTTCGCCCCAGCTTCCCGTGCAGTGCGGCCATGAGATCCACGGTGAGAGTGACGGTCTCGGTAGGGTCTGCGCCGCCGGGGTCCAGCACAACATCCACTACGCCGTTGTGTGGATCACCCAACACAGTCACATCAGCGGGGAACAGTCGACGGCTCCCGCGTGTGGGCTTGGGTCGGCGTACCGGTACGGGTTCAAAGTAGGTTCTGCTCATCGTGTCACCGCGCATTCGTTTCGCTGCTGTGCCAGCCACCAATGAGCGTCTAGCAGATCTGACCAGTGAAATGGCACACCGAAGCACACCTCGTCCGTGAGATCCGGGGCGCAATCCTTGTGGTGGATTGCCCACCCCGTAACGCTTGTGGTGTGGATGTAACCGTCACCGGGCAGGACGCGGGTCCCGCAGTTCTGGCACATGTAGATCGTCTCGGGCACTACTGCTCCTAATGCCGTTGTTGGCTCTGATTGCGTCGCTGCCGGGTTTTCATGGCAGGGATGAGGGGAATGTGCCCGGTTTAGCTCAGGGCCGGCCATTCCAACCGCCCGCGTCAGCGGGTGACGGAGCGGATGCGGAGTCCATAGGGCGAAGCCCGTCGCACAAACCCGGCGAAGTCGAGACGGTGTCTCGTTTCCGACCCCGGCTCACTACCGTTGCCCCAAGCCATCCGTTGCTCAGCCGCCCACCTGCCCAACGCGCCGTTCGGCTGCCAAGGTGGTCAAGCTCCGAAAGGGAATCCTTTTTCAATCGCTACGCCGGTCGGGGACGTCACGTTCCGTAGCCTGCCGCACTTTCGTAACGGCCCGGAGGGGTTGAGGATGCGTCAGCATCCGAACGTCACCTGAGTGTTCGGGCTAGCACGAACGTCCACCTACGCAAGGGCCGCGTATTTCGCCTGGCGGCTCTGCGGGAGGGTTGCCCGGGTGCATTAGTAGGAGTTCCTAGTAATTCCGGTTACCTTCCTCAAATGGGGACTGCCACAGATCAACGCCGTATTGAACGTCCCGAGTTAGTTGCATCGCGTACCAAACTGGAATCGCCTGTGCCCAGTCTCAAACGGCTCGGGGGATATATACGGAGGCATCCTCTGCGCCCCGATGCGGCTGCGAAGGCAGCCGCATTTCTTTAGTCTCCATGTGCTCGGCTTATGCGAGCGGAAGGTCCTGCATGCCAACACGTTTGCCTTGTTACGCTGGTGTCAGTTTCGTGGCGATGACCCACACCTGCGTCGTCGGTAACGACGGGTTGTGCTGCAAGGCAGCTTCTTTCCTACCTACTGTAATTATTTCATGGGTTTGGGCGTTATCTGTATAGTTGTCGCCCGGTATTTGATTAGAGTTTCATAAGAAGTTGAGCAATGTTGCCATACAATGCAATTCGCATGAGCCACCCGTGATTGGTCATCGGACACCGCCCCTCGCGGTCGCCTGCTTTTGATCGGCCACCCAAGCATCCAGGTCGGCCACGTCGTAAAACGTGTGACGACCAAGGCGATAACTGCGGGGTCCGGTACCGGCATAGCGCCAATACCTCAGGGTGTCCTCAGACAGACCACCAAGGTAGGCGGCGGCGTCCTTGGTGCCCAAACGTGTAGGTGTCAAGGGAGTAGTCCTCTCGCGTATAGGATTGCGACTCAATCGGTTTCATGGCGGTCACCTCCCTTCAGGCTGAGTCGTGGCCTACCAGATTTGTTCAACATTGGGCAGTCTAGCGGACCGATCGCGGGCTAGAACTGACGTGGAAAACGGGATCAAACGGACTTCCTAGACGGATTGCTGCGGTACCCTGCGAGCATGACAGTCAGACACCAACGGGCCGGAATTGACGACCGGTGGCACAAACGCGTCAAAGACCCGGACGGCAACACACGCACCGAGCGGTCGGCGCTGTACGGCAAGGTCACACGCTGGCGGGTCCGGTGGGTGGACGACAGCCGCAGGGAACACACCAGGGTGTTCGACCGCAAGCCCGACGCACAAGCGTTCCTCAACAGCCTCACCGCCGACGTGCAACGCGGTGACTACGTGAATCCAACCAAGGCGGGGGCGACCTTTGGTGTCGTGGCCGAGCAGTGGTTAGAGACCAAAAGTCACCGCAAGCCAAAGACTTTGGCGGGATACCGGTCAATACTGGACACCATCGTGCTGCCCAAGTGGAAAGATGTGCCGCTGAAAGCAATTGATTACCAGTCGTTTTCGACGTGGATCGGCAGCCTGTCCGTTGACGGATCACAGCGTGACACTGCACTGTCGGCTAGTCGGATACGCCAGACTCACCAATTGGTGGGTGCCGTCCTCAAGTATGCCCAGCGGTCAGGGCTAGTGGCTAAGAACGTCGCCTCACAACTGGAACGTAAGTACGACCTACCCACCGAGCACGGACGCGAACAGCACGCCCTGACGCGTGAGCAGCTTCTCGGACTGGTGTCGCATATGCGGCTATACGCCACGTTGACACTTGTTCTCGGCTGCGTCGGTATCCGCACCGGGGAAGCGTTCGCCTTGCGTCGGGTGAACGTCAAGGATCGCAAGCTTGTGGTGTCGGAATCGTCCACGAACGTCACCGGCAAGGGGTCTGTGACAACCAGGACCAAGACGGGCAAGACGCGGGAGGTTGCGGTGCCCGGGTGGGCCTGGGAACCGTTAACGGCAGAGTTGCCCGCCGACCCCAGGGCGTTGGTGTTCCCCAACCGCAAGGGCACTGAGATGACGAACCACCAATACCGCTATGAGTTCGATAGGGCGGTTGCCGCGATGCGAGCCGAGACGAACGCCCAGCGGGCACGCGAGACAGCGGAGACGGGCAAGGCCGTCACACCGGAGTTCCCGACGATCACGCCGCACGACCTACGCCACACCTGTGCATCGCTGCTGATCTCCACTGGGGCGAATATAAAGGTTGTACAACGACAGCTAGGCCACGCCACGGCGGCGATGACACTCGACCAGTACGGGCACCTGTACGACGCGGACCTAACCCAAGCTGCCGACGTGCTCAGCGATGCCCTAGAGGCCACTGCGGTATCACTGCGGTACGGGGCGGATACCAAAAAGGTCAGAGCCAGTTGA